CTCAACCGAAAGGAGGCACCTTGGCATCAATGTATAGAAGCGTCAACGTTGGTGTTTTCAGAGGCATACTTCATGCGGTTCTAGAGGAATACTTGGAGACTTGTCGCGAAAGCGACATTCCCTCGTATCTTCTCTCGACTCGCGTGGAGAAAATGTCCCCTGAAGACGCCCTCATTGCCGATGCTATTATTGATAGCATTAGGCGCCGCCTGACGGGAGAGTAATTACTTGCTCCTTTGGAGGTACCATGGCATCGAAAGACAGCAACGGTCACACCGGCTTCTTCCGAAACATGTTGAAGGCCCAATTCGATGCGTATCTGAAGGTGGCTGTGCGAAAGCACGGCCTCTCGACTGATATGCTTCAGAAGAAGGCTGACAATATGACGGACGAAGAACTCGCTGCGGCTGTTACTATACTACGAGACCTGGCACACCTACCGCCGGAATAAGTAAAATAAGGAAGGTAGGCTAAGGGCGGTTACGATTTCGTGGTGGTGGGTAGGGGCTTTTGCTCCTCCCATCGCCACGTTTTTCGTATCTACTCTTAACCGATTTCCTTAGAAGCGGGTTTTGCTCTGTCCCTTTTAAAGGGAACCCCACGAAACCAACAGACGGGAGGTCATCATGGACGATGTCAAATTAGTCGCTTTTGTCATGTTCGTTATCGAACTGATGAAGGACTTAATCGACTTTATCCGCGGTAACATTCCGTCATGAAGGTCGTGGGCCTCAACAGCGTTGAGGAATATGGACGTCAAGGGGGTAAAACCCGATGACTGCCACTGTAGTGATACAGCGGTCCCCATATTTATCTTCGCACAAAGAGTACTGGGGTTTGTTGTCCCAGCCGGCGGATACTCGGTTTCCTCCTGCATTTCGGGAGAGCGTTGAGCTCTACTTGCGCTCGGGAACTGCCGTTATATGGTCTTCGGGAGAGATGATCTTTCCAGATTTTCTCTACCTGAATGCTAATATACGACACTTCATCCGAGCCAACGAAAAGCTAACGTTCTATATCCGTTATGCAAGATTATATCCGACACCGTCGCGTTCAATAACTGTTCGCGTACCTGGTCCTGTCCGATCCCTCCCTTTAGGGGGTGGTCGTTTCAGTACTTCGGTAAACGGCAGTGACTTGCAGTACCGCTCTGCAGTGCGGAAAGCACGCAGGGTGACCGATCAGGACAGTCCAACGCCCTGGTCGCCGAGAGGTCAATCGTTTCCTCGTCGGAATGTCAACGTTAAGCCCAGCCCCGGCAGTATCACGGCACCGTTTAGAACGGTGATCGAAAATATTGACGCGTCTGGAGCTTATACGCTCAGTGTAGGAACAGCATCCACTGTTCTAAAATCGTGGACCTGGTCAGGCACTGTGACACCCGGCTTCGGGGGAAAGAAGGCTTCGTCGTTACCGGTTAATCCGTATAACGAACGTATCCGACTTTTCTATGAGAACACCAATGTGTATCACACGTTCGTACCATCGAACGGTGCGAATCACACTGAGGTTCTCCCGTGGACGAATGATCTTCCGGATCCCGGCATGCAATCGCATAATCCGGTTGCACGTAACAAAGCGATCAGAAAACTTATCGATAGTGCTGAGCTTGCAATAGATGCAAATCTAGCGCAAGACTTCGCACAGATAAGCCAGCTCACGAACCTCATAAGTGGAACTTGTGGGAGATTCGTTGGCTCAATTGGTGACCTCAGACGTGGAAACATTGCTGGGGCCATCAATCACCTGACCGCTGGACGGACCCGTCTAGCCATGCCCAAAGGTAAACCTAACCGGAAAAAAGACCTAGCTGAAAATTGGCTAGAGCTCCAGTACGGTTGGAAGCCTCTGCTCATGGATATAGAAGGGTTGTTAAAGAGCTTAAGCAATCTAACGATTGCTCAGCCCACCGTCCGTCGGGTTGTCGGGAAAGGGTCTCAAGAGCGTCAAGCGTTGTCCATTTTTGATACGTATTCCGCTACTACTATCGGTCCTAGAAAAGGTAAGTTTCTTTACCGATTCAAGACCGACTGTAAGATCGGAGTTACGTTCACGATGTACTCGCCTATGCTCTCGTTCCTTGCCCAAACCGGTTTCACAAACCCCATTAACCTCGTATGGGAGATACTCCCCTTCAGCTTCGTAGCTGACTGGTTCATCGGTATCGGTCCCTATCTTGAAGCCTTATCGGCTTGGGATGGGTTGACCTTTATCGATGGTTACCAGACTCAGTTCTCGAAGATGTGGGTTTCTGGTTCCGTGGACTATGATGGTGTCAACGTGGGTAACCCTGCAGGGCAAGTGTTCCAGGACGCTCGGCTCAAGTTAGAAGAGGTGTTATTCGAAAGGATAAAGCTTACAGCTTTTCCCTCGATGACATTTCCTTCTTTCAAGAATCCGCTCGGTTCTGTCACGCATGCCATGAACGGTATTGCCCTTATTGTTGGCATCTTCCATGGTAAGTGAGGTCACGGGATCTTCTTTTAATAAGAGGTACTGACACATGTCCGCTATTGCGGCTGTGAAGCTGTCGAGCATCATTGACCATTCGCTTGCTCGTCTTACGACGAGCGCAACGGTCAGTGTTGATTCGACCCTGAACCCCGAAGGAATTAATTCCCAAGGGATCGCGGCATGGGTTGACCGTTCTGGCGGAATCGCCATCGGTTATCCCCGGTTAACGATGTCGGTACGTCCGCCTACTAAGGCGTCGCGTATCTACAAAGTGACCGCCAAGCTTGTCCTCCCGACGTTGGAGCAGACGAGCCCTTCGACGATGACCGGTATTCAGCCGGCTCCGACAAAGGCCTACGACTGCACCTGCGTCATGGAGTTCATGCTTCCAGAAAGATCGACTCTTGCTGAACGGCAAAAGCTGTTCAGTGAAGTTGCCTCTCTGTTCGCGCGCACGGTCAACGCCTCGGATGGTTCGCCCACTGATTCTACGGGTTCGCCACTCGAGAACGCTGTCACGACGTTCGAAACCGTCTACTAGAGATAGTAGACGTTCTGAAGCGTAAACTCCAGGAGGTGCCATGTCTTCTAAGAAGTATGGCGGTAGATTCCACAAAGGAATCTCAAGCTACCGCGTTCCCGAGGAGTTATCTCCTCAGGTAATCGAGCAGTTCTTATCCGCCCTGGATTGCCCTCGTGCCCTGACAGTCGCTTTGCTCTTTAGAAATGGAGAGCATGAGCAACTGGCTCAGCTTGAGTTCAATCCTAAGGATTACAATGATCTTGTATCCTTGAGGGATTCCTATGCTGCCACGAAATTCTTGTCGAAGTATAAGGGTTTATCCCTAAGCTACGACTTGGACCAAGTGGCATTTGAGAAATTCGAGAAATTCGAATCTCTCTGCAAGGAAACGAATTCTCGCTTTCGGAACTTGCAGCACGATCGTAAATTTTCCGGTCGTGTCGTTTGGCTGCATAACGCAGTCATTCGTAAAGTTGCCAAGATCCTCGG